ACACAGAAGACGGACGTTGCTTTGTTAGAGGTTATAATGGACAAGGACAATTAGACCCAGCGGCTACATATGTGGGACAATGGATACAATTAAGACCTTAAGGAGAAACTATGGCACAAAAACTTTACAAATGGACTGGCGATTTAATTGAGCCTACTGGCTATTCTGGTAGCGTTGCTCCACAATGGTATGGTCAAGATGATGACGGAAACAATTATGGGTTTCTTGAAGAATCTCACGGCAAATTATGTAGCAGTAGTAAGAAAGATTTTGCGGCAACTACTGCAAGTTCTGCGAAAACTTGGATAACTACTAAATCTGCTGAAGCAATAAAGATTAATCGTCAATGCCAAGAAGCAATAAGAGAAAAGTACACTTTAGAGCAAGAGCTTAAGGCACATAGAACGGCATCAACTGATACTGGTAAAGCAGTACTAGCTGATATCGAAAAGATTGTTGGTGAGCATACTAAACTAAAGAACGCTTTAGTCGGCGATTAATGAAGACTAGCGTTCAATCAGTTAAATCTCAGATAGATACGCATGAAGCCGTATGTGCTGAACGCTGGAAGGAAACTATACTTAGGATTAAAAGGATTGAGCATATAATGATAGGGACTGCTGGGACGATAATAATAATGTTAGTATCGTTACTGGTAAAATAAGAGATGTTGTATGGTAGTTGCAGAAACACTAGCTGGAATAGCTTTAGTAAAGAGTGCCGTATCTGCAATTAAAGATGGCATAGGTACTGCACGAGATATCGGCAGTCTAGCCAAAGATATAGACAATCTATTTGAGGGCGAAAAACAAATTCAAAAGTTTCGCTCTGAAGCAAATAAAAATCCTTTCTCTGTTAAAAGCGTAGCAGAAGAAACCATCAACGCAAAATTAGCACAAGAACAAATGGACGAAATGCGTCAGCTTATTGACCATAGGTTCGGTCATGGTACTTGGGCGACTATAATTAATGAAAGAGCCAGACGTATTCAACAAGCTAAAGAAGCTGAAGCAGAAAAAAGGCGTATTAAACTAAGAGAACATCAAGCATTAATGAAAGATTTATCTTACTTTGCGTGGGCATTAGGTGGAATAGCAGTAGTTTGTGTTGTGCTTGGCTTGTTGTTTTTAGATTTAGGGAGATAATATGGGACAAAAGAAACTACAAAAACATTCTAAGTATGAAGAATATGATGAAGATGGAGATGGCATAATTAGTGATGATGAGTTAAGTCATATAAAAGAAATTAAAAAAACTGAGGGGGAGCTAAGAAAAAATCTAGCTCAGTTAAGAATGGCAAGATATTCATTGATAGGTATGGGGGTATTTACTGTTGCTATGTTTGTTGTGCCTATTGAAAGGGTTAATGCTTTATCTGATATTAGTAATTTATTTTATATAACTGGTGGTGGTATCGTGGCGGCTTATATGGGTACTACTGCTTGGACACAAAGAAAATGATATTATAAGCTAACATAAAAAGAATAGGAGTTAATATGTTTCAAGCATTAATAGGGCCAATAGCTAGTATAGCTGGGTCATGGATTGAAGGACGAGTAGCAAAGACTAAAGCTAACGCCAAGAAAGAAGTAGCTATGGCAGAAGCAGAAGCTACTGTCATGCAGAAGAAAGCTACTGGAGAAATTGATTGGGATTTAGAAATGGCTAAAGGTAGCCAAGCGTCTTGGAAGGACGAGTGGATTACTGTGCTATTTTCAATCCCACTAATCCTATCGTTCTGTGGTGATTGGGGAAGAACGATAGTGTTCGAGGGATTTCAGGCGTTAAAAGAAATGCCTGAATGGTACCAATATAGTTTGGGTTTAATTGTGGCGGCATCATTTGGAATGAGAGGTGCAACAAAATTCTTTGGGAGAAAAAAATGAAACTGTCAGGTAATTTTACTTTAGGTGAAATGATAAAAAGTCAAACGGCTTTAAGAAAAGGAATAGATAATACACCTGAGCCAGAGCATATAGCTAATATGAAAGCCGTGTGTATGAATATACTTGAACCAGTTAGAGAATTTTTTGGTCTGCCAATTATTCCGTCATCAGGTTATAGGAGCAAAGCCTTGTGTCGTGCAATAGGTAGTTCAGAAGAAAGTCAACACGCCAAAGGAGAGGCAGTAGATTTTGAAGTAGCTGGTATAGATAATTATGAACTAGCTAGATGGATACGTGATAACTTAGCGTTTGACCAACTAATACTGGAATATTATTCAGGAGGTAATTCAGGGTGGGTTCATTGTAGTTATGTACCTAATGGAAGAAAAGAAGTACTAACTATGTCAAGACAAAAAGGCTATCAAAGAGGTCTGATTATAGAGGTGTGATGGAAATACTTGCTCAGTACTGGCATCAAGTATTATTTGTAGTTGGTGCTTTGATAGTAGCTATAAGACTTGAGAGTGAAGTTCGGTCACTACGAAAAGATTTAGACCAAATAAAAAAAGATTTGGATAGAAGGGATACCTATGTCGAAACTGTTAAGTTACGAGCAGAAGTAGATATGCAATCTAAACAGATTAGTTCTTTATGGGAGTTCACAAACAAACTACGGGATAAGCTAAATGGCAAATGATATACTGAAATTGTTTTTAGGTGCAGTAGTTATATTTGTTTTCTGCATTTTAATTTTATATTCTTAGTGAAAAAAAGGAGCGACTAAATAAATAGCCACTCCTTAAGTTCACTATAAGGAATGTAGGTGTGTAAAGGAGAACCAGTCCAAACCACACCTACTGATTAGTAAGCATTAGAATGGTATATCTTCTACATCACCTAAGTCAACCTTTTCTTTTTCCTGAGGTGGGTTCTCTTCAACCTTAGGTTCCTCCCTATCTCTAGGAACTGTAACTTCAAGTGACATATAGTTACCATTTGTATCGTGAACTTTCTTCCACGAAGCTAATCTTTTCCTTTCGTTCTTATAGTCTAGTGTACCAGTATAGTCAGGCTTATTTGCATTATCACTCTTATCGTTAGGGAACAATGCACCAGTTTTTTGGTAGACATCAATACGTTTACCACCATCACGACTTACTGCCGTGATATAAGCAAAGCGTTCTTCTGTACCATCAATATCCATCTTACCTTGCAAGATAAACTTTTGGTCTTCAAATGGTTTGAAGCCTACACCAGTGTTGGTATTATCATATTCGTTTTCTTCAGACATAAATGCTCTCCTTTAAAAGTCTGTATTATTATTAGCAGTATATTTATTGCCGTCCATTTTCCCTAAGAAAACGTCAGCATTGAATCCAAGATGAGAGATAGCTTTAGTTAGTCCATCTGTTATAGCCATCTTTGGTGCGTCCTCATTGACCTTATCTCTCTTTGCATTATAGAAAGTACGACAACCAGTAAACGCTCCATACCTATTAGCTTTGTCCTTTGTCCATATGTGAACATTAGCTACTACGGCACAATCACCATTAGATAATTGAATAAACTCTGTGGTATTCTCCCAACCCCAGCCATGTCCTATGACTCCAAACTCTCTAGTTACTTCACGAACTTGGTATTGTGGGTCAATGGCTGTGAACTTTCGTGAACCAAATGCCACTGGTTTAATAAATGCCTTGTCAGTTTTCTCGACACGATTCCACAAGTCTAAATTTATTTCCTTGTTTATCGGAAATTTTTTAATCTCATTCGTATTATTTTTATTAGACATATCAGTTCTCCTTTTTGTCTATGATTGAAAATCTTAATGAACCTCGTTTATCTCTTTTGATAGCAAGTCTATCAGTATAAACTTCTCGTTCATTAGGCTTAACACTTTCTTTAAGTTGTTTCTTTACATTATCGAACTCTTTAGCAGAGCCTTCTAATTTAATGTAAGTATCCTCTAAGACACGAAAGTGATTATCTTTAGAGGCATCTCGTTTAACCATAGCATCTAGTTCTATGGTATCAATCGACTTATTTATTTCTTCTTCTAATGAAGGTGGGGTATCATTAACTACGGATTGCCAAAAGACTTGTCCTACCTTGCGTAGATTTTCTATGTAATCCCAATTCTTTTTGATACAAATACTTTCCCATCTGCGATTACCAAATAATACAGATAGGTAGCAATTATCAGAAGTAGTTATATACAGATATAATTGTATCTGCGGCATATATCTTTCGGCTACTGCCTCCATAGTATTTCTATCAAAGGTATGTTTGAACTCTACGATATCATGGGTATCTTTTATTCTTCCGTCAATGTGACCAGAGAAAGGTGTTCCTTCCCAATTAAGAGTAGTATGTTTTTGTGAGTCATATACCTTGACCATGTACTCATATTGAAACCAAGCTGAATTAAAAGGTTCAGTATGGATTCCCATTTGTACTGGTAAGTTATGAGTTAAGTCTTCTACTTGTTCACGCCCAGTCTTTTCTTTCCATACGGCAAGTTCGTCACCATTATAGATTCTAACTAGGTCGCTACCTGATAGATATTTTTTACGTTCTGATTCTGAAAGCATATCGGTTCTCCTTTTAATGCCATTAGTTTACTGCGTAATTGCAGTTAGTTCAAGCCTTTTATTATATAGACAAGCATATAAATGTTGGCGTGTATCCATTCGCCATTTTATATGCTGATAAAATTCTGCAAAGCTAGGCCAAAACTTATGAGAATTTTTTACTTGCTCGATAGCATAGATAACTAAGTCGGCTGGAAACTTAGCCAACTCAGTAGCTAGTGATTTAATCCTTATACCTACATCAGTAGATGTTTCTTGTGATGGCTTTATAAGGAGCGTAGCGAGGACTGTGAGGCGTTGCTTAAGTTCTTCGGTAGGTAAGGCTATCAAACTCATAGACACCACCTCTAAGGCTCTCTCTACGTCTTCTAGGGCTAGATTGTCATAGCCAACTAGTTCGTACTTGCGTGTGGTAAAGATTGGGTCTTTATCAATAGGGTATCTAACTTGTATATCTTTATTGACTTTTGATTTGGTCAACGACTCCACTGAAGAAACTAGATTTTTGTCTATAACTGCTGGATTGTTTACCTCTATTAATCTTGCTATTGCTTTTGCTTTCTGCGTCCCACTTAAGTCTGTTGTTACACCAGTATCTATAGCCTCTGCTGATATCTTTAAACTTTGTCCCTTTTGCAAGGTGGTAGTTAATGAACTGAGTCGTTTCATTGTCATGGTTTAGTTCTCCTTTTTCATTTATGGACTCAATGAGTGTATCATCAGGTTTCCATTTATCCAATGATTCATTCTTATTAATAGGTTTAGGTGATAGGTTAGTGTTGCTCTCTGCAACTACCTTGTTGCACTCAGCAACTAGTTTCTCTGGTACACTTGGGAATATAGTGTAGACAGTAGACTTAATACTATTGCCTCTCTTCCTAGTTAGATAACCATTCTGTTCTAGGTAGTTTAACTTGCGTGTAACTGTTACTCTATTCATGCTACTGCGTTCAGCTAATCTTTCTAATGAAGGCCAACACCTATGTCGTTCTTCATCAGCGTGGTCAGCTAAACAAACTAGTAACCATTTAGCATAGCAGTCTTTGATAGGTGCTTTCATAGCACGAGCCATTAAGATGAAGGACATAATATAACCTCTTCAAGAATCTCGTCTTTAAAATCTTTATCTTTACAATCTTTAAAATCTCCCTGATAAAATTTATCTTGAGCCTCTTCGATTGAATTAGCCTCAATCTTGTATTCGCAAATACAAGTAGAGCTTGTCGTCGCTTTATAAATAGCCATGTCAGTTCTCCTTTAATTTTGGTGCTATTAGTTTATTAAATATTTCCTCACTAAACATTATGACTTGTTTCGGAGTACCATCTCTGCGTCTAAATACTACCACATCTCTATCTTCAAACGCATTGAATACATTAGGAAAATTAGATTTGTGTCTATACTTTACCTCAACTACCAGTCGTTGTCCTCCGACTGTGATGTGCAAGTCGCCAGTAAATTCTCCTCCCAATGAGCCAGAGAGCGGGACTTTCTTCGTCTTAATGCCCTGTTCTTCGAGCCACGCCTTGACTTTCTTTTCGTGATAATTTCCTTTGTTGCGACTTTTACTTGCCATGAATCCTCCAAATAGCAGTTCATACAGATTGTGTAATAGACTGCTGGTTTTTCGTGAGCAAGTAGAACAAGGTAATCACTGGTCTTAGCCTTACAACCATCACAGATGTAAGACTTTGAGCCGTCATTTAACAATCGTTTTCTTATGGACTTTGACTTTAAGGCCAAGTGCATCTAACCAACACGCCAACAAGAAACCACTAGGTACTCGTTTGTATTGCTCCCATTTATGAACAAGAGATTTAGCACACCCTATCTTATGTGCTAATTCTTCTTGCGATAATTTTTGTTTATGCCTAGCCGACACAAGCTGAGCGATTATATCTTGATAGGTGTCAGTCACTACTATCTTTTTTTTGTAATGACGAAAAGTAATTAATGGCATCATAGACTTTTCTTGCCGTTGAGTATCTAATGTCTTGTCCATTTAATACCCGATAATATGTAGACGTAGGAATACCAGCCAAGTCGAAGCCAATCTTCAAGCGTACTTGTTTTTCCTCTGAGTATTCTGTCAAACATTCTAAATAACTTTTCATTTATAACTAGTAGCATATATGCAGTACCATTTCAAGTATTGTAACAATTTGTAACAATTTGTAATCACTTATTTTCTACGACTTTATCAATCGGAATAAAGATTTTAATATGAATAAAGCCACCTTGCATAGATGATACTGCGTATTCATAAGGGCAAGTCTTAAGCCAAGCTAAAGCTCCCTCGATATTTTCAACTTGAATACTAATCATGTTCATACTCCAGTTCTATAATGTAACCATTGTTCTCTAATATTTCTAATGCAGTTTCTATATTATCTCCGACCAATACTTTGTCTTCGTCTGTATCGTCAGTATAGATTTTGAAACTCTTAATCTTAGGCTTGATGGTTTTAATACCTAACGAATATATATATCTACTCATCATCATCTCCATCAGGTTCTTTATATACAATGATAACAGTAGCTATTGATGTGCTTGTCTTTAATAATTTTAATACTTCCTTTTTTAAATCTGTATTATTTACATTAAAGAACTGCCAATTATCATGTCCGTATTCACGCTTACAATAAGCGTCAAGATAGTCTGTTGAATACTTCACATTATTCTCCTATTAAATTTTCTAATTCCTCGTCAGTCATAGACTCCACATCTTTATCAGTGAGTGTTTCTATTCTTGGACGAATGGGTTTTGGTTTAAGTTTACGTTTAACTCTTTGAGGTATTACAACTGCATCTCGTTGATGAACATGATGGTCGGTTATAATTATCTCACGAGTCCTTAAAGTATGGGTACATACAAGACAGACTCTACGCCTCCGAACAGAGTTATCGTGCTGAAGGCGTGAGTCTTTAACGCTTGTTTCATTCTTACACTTAGGACATTTCATCTTGTTCTTCTTTAGACATATCGTTCCAGCTAGTACTACACATTAGTACCCTCTGATGTTTTCCACTTATAGCTTTACGCTTAACACCAGTATCTACTACATGACCTTTAGCAATTAGCTTGGTATATCTTGGTGTTACACTTGAACCTTTGACATCAAAGACCTTCATCATTTCGTGTTCCACTTGGTCGGATATACAACCATGTGAACCGAAGTTGGTAATGATGCGTAATACTTTTTGTTCAAGTTTGGTAGGGTCAAGAGAATAACCAGCCTCTTTACTTGTGGCTGGGTCTGTTCGTCTTGCGTGTGAGCGAGGATTAACTCGTTCAAGTCTGGCAGATAAGTTTGCTAATCTTTCTTCGTCATTCATAACTAGGTTCTCCTTATTCTTGTGAATGAATTTGATTTAACTTCATGCCTTACGCAACGCAACGCAAAGTTATCTCCGTCTTTGCCTATCATTGAATAAAACATATCTTCCATTGGTGTAGTCAAAACTATCTTGTGCTTTGGATTATACCAATAGTGGTTACAAAGCATTATGCCGTAGTTAATTGACTTAGAACGAGGAGTCACCATAAGCCAATCGCTACGAGCATAACGCTTATATTCCCTCTCAGATTTTTGAGGTGGAATTAAAAACAACTGCGACATTAGTAAGGAATCTCGTCATCAAACTCAGGTAAGTTTTCCTGATATTCTTTTTCCCAAGCTGATATCGCTCGTTGCTCAAACTTTTTACGATTAAAATTAGGATTATGTTTAGCAAGAATCTCAGACATCTTTACTATTTGTGTAGGCCAACTCATTAACGGAGCAATCTCATCAGCCAAAACATTAAAGCGTATCTGATTCTTATAGTATCTATACTGTGCCATTGGATATCTCTGGAAGTTTATCGTAATCTTTAAAGGACATATCTAACCATACATCTACTAGGTTAGGGGTTTCGTCTATGACTTCACCTTCATCATCAAAGTGAACTGATGTTGGTTCAAAAGGATTAGCTACTACAAATTTACAACGCATCTCTGAATCATTATGCGGCATAGTAAATGTTACTGGCATACGCATATCTTCAGGTATCTCGTTGATAAAACTAGGCTGAATACTACGATTGTATTTATACTTAATAGCTTTGTTATTTAATCTGCGTAACAAATCTTGGGTTAAATACTTAGTCATTCTTAACCTCCTTAGGCTTTGGTCTATGGTTATAATCTTCATTGAAATCACGATTCAAAACTTCGTTATATATCTCTATAATATCGTTGATGTAATTGTGTGCCGTATCAATCTTATATTTAAATTGTGAACCTTCTACATCTGCTCGTTCTTTTAATCTCGTTAAGTGAGATAAGACTTGTTCTACTTCCTTTACGAAAGCAATCTTCTTTTTATCTGCCATGATATTCTCCTTTATTAGCAGTTTAGTTGTGAGGAAAACAAACACCTCTCACCTAACAAGAGGTGTTTGCTTTTTCTCATGGGTTAATTCTCGAATCGTTTAATCCAAGCAGTAAAGATTTCTCGTGCTTTGCGTATATCAAGAGCGAAAACATCTGAGATAATTCTTGGTGCCTCCATCATATTGCAAGTACCAAGCTCTCGTAACTCATCTAAGTAATTAAATATTTCGTCACGAGCGTCATTGAGTTCACCATTACTAGACATAGTTAGTGACCTCATCATCTTCTTCGATTCCAGTAGTACCTATCCTATGCCACAAATTAGTTTTCATAGCATCAGTTACCATTTTCTCTCTGTTCTTTTGAGTTACTCTAGGTACTGAGGATTCCAAAGTATGAGTACTCCAATGGGTCATAGCATTATACAATGCCCACTTGGTGTATCCTAAACTATGGGATTCAGAGTGCATCTGTGTAAGTAATGATTCAGTCTGAACTTTATTGTAGTTAGTACTACCTTTACTACGTTGATATGATTTACATATAGTCTTGCGTATAAACCTATCGACTTCTTCTTCAGTAGTTACTGTATCTATCCATAGCTTATAGAGTTCTTTCTGATTCATAAAGATATCTAGTCCACTAACCATACGCTTACCAATACCTTCGATATTTAAATGCGTGGTATGTTTAGAATTTATCTTGGCTATGGTTAATGGATTAGCACAACCATTCTTGCACCATACTCTAAAGCCATCACTACCTACGCAGAACGCCCAGCTAGTGTCGTATGATGAATAGAATCTAACACGATACTTAATAATATCTCCAACTTCAGGTTCAATTACATGGTCGTTGAATATAATTTCTCCATATAATTTTGCACCATTATCATAGGTGGAAATATTTATCTCAGTATCTTGCGATAAGTTACTGTCTTCATAGGCATCAAGTACATTCTGTACTATATCTGCATGAAGTATCGGCTTATAGTTTTTACCAACAGTGCCTAAAGGTTCGTTGGTATCTGTTCTTACTATACATCTTTGCATAGTAAGAGGAACGGCAACGTCTTGATTATCTAAGACTGCGTTCATTGGTACGACTTCGATTGGAAAATCATAGTCGGCTTTGAATCCATCTAACGGCATGATTTGGTTCTCCTTTCCCGATATTTAATGGAAGTTCTGTGGGTCACTATTAAACCTAGCCACTTGAGAGTGAACCCACAATCTGATGAGTAGTAGCGAGGTATCCAAAAGAAATGTCTATGCTTTTTTATTATCATTAGTTTCCTCCTTATCTATCTGCGGCAATCCCATACCAACAAGAAGCATCTCTAACTGGTGTTCAATTAGTTGGGTATGCTTTTTAATTTCATAGATAGCATTGATAAGTTTAATTTGCTGAGCATGATACTCGGCAATTCTTTTTTGATAGGATTCTGCAAGTGAATCCATAGCTGATAGGTGCTGGTTGTCATTAAATTCTGACATATGGTTCTCCTTTTGTTAAAAGTTTATGCACTATTGCAGTATAATATTATTAGTTGCAGATTGCAACACTATATATTGATTCTATCTCTAACTTTACTGCCATACACTAGGGAGTTAGTTAATAAGATTCGCATCAAACCATGAAAGTCTACTTACTTTTAGACAATAAGGTTTGGTATGACTGTCCCACTTAACAGATAGAATAATTCTCAGGTATATGGCGACCATTGTAGCAACTTTCCCTGAGAAAACTGGCTAGGTTTTTGTTTGGATATCAGATACCTAGAAACTGATAAGATAGATAGATAGGGGAGGAAACTATCTATCATAAGTTATTTATCATATGAAGATTTTGTTAGCCATTTATAATCATCAATGTTTGGTGCTTTATCTTCCGAATCTTTAAAGTAATTATTGTGAGTGCAGTTCATATCGTCCTCTGTTTTGAACTGAATTATTGGGTAGGGTCTGTTTACTTTAAGACACATCTCATAGATTTTGTTACGTTCTCTAACTGCGTGAGCAAATGAGTAACACTCAGCTATCAATGTACCTTCTACTGTTTGCACATAATACTTCATACCTTTGCACACCATAGTTGAACACTAAACATAGCGAATAGTATTGATGATAGAATTAGTATTGAACCTACTGCCCAATGAATATGGTCAATAGTTGAAGCGTATATTATTCTTGTTTCAGATATATCAATTATATGAAAGCCTACTGCTATCATACTGAAAGCAAATAATGCTACACAAATAGATGCGAACTTAATCATTTAATCTCTCCTCGATTTTTGATTGATGTTAATGTGATGACACCACTCGGCTTA